AGGCGAGGCGCTATGGCAAGCACCCGTCTTAAGGTTGGGGCAGGGGCTGCTAGCCTGATTCTGAGTCTGGCCGCTGGTTTGGTGGTGCATTTCGAGGGCTATGTCCCCGAGACCTACGCCGACCCGGTAGGCATCCCGACCATCTGCTACGGCCACACGGGAGCCGATGTAAAGCCCGGCGAGAGGCTTGACCAGTTGCAGTGCGAGCAACTACTGCGCGGCGACCTGGCGGTTTCCTATGCGGCCGTACAGCGCTGTATCCACGTGCCGCTCAAGCCATACGAGGCTGCGGCATTTACATCCTTTACCTATAACGTGGGCGCCACCGCATTCTGCCAGTCCACGCTGGCTCGCAGGGCTAACTCTGGCGACATGCCTGGTGCCTGCGCAGAGATGAGCCGTTGGGTCTATTCAGACGGCGAGAAACTTCCCGGTCTAGTACGACGTAGGGCCGCTGAGCGCGCCCTGTGTGAGGGTAAGCAGTCATGAAATCCTTGGCACATCTCGCGGTCATCTGGTCCTTACTGGCCTTCGCGGGGTGCGCCTCTAGCCCGGTGGATAAGATCCACAAGGTTGCCGTCCATCTCACCATGGATAAAGGCAGCTGCTCTGGCACAGTGGTTGGCAAGAACACCATCTTGACCGCTACACATTGCTTGGCTGATGCGCATTCGCTCGCCATCGATGGAATTCCGGTGGTGGTCTACAAGGCCTATGACGACAAGCACGATCATTTGTTGTTGGTGACCAGCCTGAGCTTTCGTGATGCTGCACTACGCGGCCCTGAAGCAAAGCAAGGGGATTCGGTCTACGTGATTGGCAACCCCGGCGAGCTGGTTGATATCTATCGTCAGGGCAATGTCTCTGGGCACAAGAAGTTTCCTGAAGTATCCGCGACGCTGTATGACCTGAACGGCTACTTCGGCGACAGTGGAGCGGGCATCTTTAACCATGACGGCCAGTTGATCGGCGTTATCTCGATCCTGTACCAACAAGTCGGCGATGGGTACATGAAGACCATGGGTTCGTTTGACTTGGAATTTACTCCGGGCCAGTGGCGAGAGGCGATCAACTTTGACACCTCCATGCCAGGCCTTATCTATTCAATGAAATCGCCATGATGTTGATTATTGTGGCAATCGTGGCGATTTATCTATTCATCATCTGCAAGTACGGGAAGCCGTGCGAGTGAGCCGGATCAAGCTGATCGTCATCGCCGTACTGGCAGCCATCCTGTTACTGGGCGGCTGGCACTTCGCCCGCGTCCACGACGAAGCCAAGCAGTCCATAGTTGAAATCAAGGCTCAGAAGCAGATCACCAAGCGCGCACGGTCCGAAGCCATGTTGAGCAGGAAACCCAAAAGCTTCCCGATGCGCCTATCCAGCGGATTGGCGATGCTGCTCCTGATAGCGCTGCTGGCAAGCTGCAAGACTGGGCAAGAGATTAAGCCGAGCAACGGTTGCGAATGGGTAAAGCCCATCTTCCCAAGTCGGGACGACCAGCTTACAGACGGAACCGCCCGGCAGATCCTCGATCACGACGAAACCGGCAAGCAGATATGCGGTTGGAGTAAGCCAAAGCATGATGCCGGATGATTTTGTCGATGAAGAGGGTGGTGAGCTGATTAGGAAGTTTATTCGGCTCAACGAGGTCGCTGTCGTTATCAGGACCAAGGGCGACGATGTGCGAATCATCGCCCCTGACTACGACAAGCCCTATATGGCTCGGATGCTCCGAATCGCGGCCAGCATGCTGGAAGACCGCACAGACAACCAACTGAACTGAGAATCCCATGGCAAAGCTCACCTCCGGTAAGCGTAACGGCTTGCCTAAGTCCTCCTTTGGCCTGCCGGGCAGCCGGAAGTACCCGATGCCTGATAAGAGTCATGCTGCCAATGCGAAGGCCCGCGCTAGCCAACAGGAAGCTAAGGGCAATTTGTCTGCATCGGCCAAAGCAAAGATCGATAGTAAGGCTAACAAGGTTCTCGGTAAGGGCAAGCCAAAGGGCAAGAAGTGAACAAGGCTACTGAGGCAATGACTGGCCGCCATGTTGGCCAGAACATCGTCTCGTTCCGGTTCGCCATTGGGCAGACCGTGCGAATCACCGCGATCGACACCAGTGGCGTGGTTACCAGCCTGACTGTCGATGCCGAGGGGAAGTCGTATCGAGTCGCCTATTTCGATGATGACAAGGTGCGCCGCATCGAGTGGCTATATGAGTCGGAGCTGTCCTGATGCCGACCAACCCCATCACCAAGGACTACGGCCGCACCTCGCGCTGTTATGTCTCTGGGTATGTGCGTGACCGAACCCATTCAGTCCGCCTGATCGTCAGCGAGAAGCGCGACCTAGTTGCGGACTTCAATGGGGCAATGGACGCGGCTAGGAAGATCGTCAAGGCCCGCTGGCGTACCGACTTCGGTTACATCACCACTATGTCCAATGCAGTCATTGCTGATGACCAGCGATCGACCAAGGTCACGGCTACGGCCAATTGGATAGGCGACCAGATGTTCCACCTAGAGGCCACGCTCGATAACGGCGAGGTCTTGACTCAGATGTACTACATCTCCGTAAGCGGCAACCCGTGGTTCCTTCCGAGTTCGACCATTTACGGCCCACCTGAGCTGATTGTTACCTATCCATAACCATGGCAGCACGGACGTTGAGACCCCGGCACAGTGATGAGATACGGGCGAAAATTCAGGCAAGTCAGCTCGTTAATCGTCTGACAAAGCACGCACTTGGCGAAGTCGAGTTATCTGCCACTCAGATTCGTGCCATCGAGATTCTACTAAAGAAGTCTGTGCCTGACTTGAGCGCGGTTGAGCTAAGCGGCCCCGATGGCAATCCGGTTGAAGTAGTGACCAAGATCGAACTGGTTAGCATGGATGGCAACAGCCAGGATTGAGCTGCCCAAGAAGCTCATTCCCGTATTCGAGGGATGCGCGGATATACGCGGAGCCCATGGTGGGCGAGGGTCAGCCAAGACCCGCAGCTTCGCCAAGATGGCCGCAGTGCGCGGATACAAGTTCGGCAAGGAGGGCATAACGGGACAGATCCTGTGCGCCCGCCAGTTCATGAATTCGCTGGATGACTCATCTATGGAAGAGATCAAGCGAGCGATTCAGGAAGAGCCGTTTCTCGCCAGCTATTACGAGATAGGTGAGAAGTCCATCAAGAGTCGTGATGGCCGCATCTCATTCGCCTTCGCTGGCCTTGATCGAAACATTGCCAGCATCAAGTCCAAGGGCCGCATTCTTCTGTGCTGGGTCGATGAAGCTGAGCCAGTAACGGATGAGGCATGGTCAATCCTTATCCCCACGCTTCGCGAGGAAGGTTCTGACTGGAATGCTGAGCTTTGGGTGACCTGGAACCCTAAGCGCAAGCAGGCTGCTGTAGAAAGTCGATTCAGGCACTCCAAGGACTCGCTGGTCAAGATCATAGAGCTGAACTGGCGGGACAATCCGAAGTTCCCGGCCAAGCTTGAGCGCGATAGGCAACGCGATCTGGTGGAGCGTCCTGATCAGTATCCGCATATCTGGGAAGGTGAATACGCCCAGGCTATCGAGGGTGCCTACTACGCATCCTATCTAGCCAAGGCCAAGGAAGAGGGCCGCATTGGCAACGTTTCTGCCGACCCGCTTATGACGCTTAGGGCGCATTGCGATATCGGTGGGACGGGAGCCAAGGCCGACGCCTTCACGATCTGGATCGACCAGTTTCGTGGCCCCGAAGTTCGCGCACTGGACTACTACGAGTCAGTTGGGCAGCCGATAGATGCCCATGCGCTATGGCTGAGGCAGCGTGGATACGTGCCAGGCAAAGTAACCATTGTTCTGCCGCACGATGGCAAGAACAACGACCGCGTACACAAGGTTAGTTATCAGAGCGCCTTTGAGGAAATGGGCTACGACGTCGTAGTCATCCCGAATATGGGTGCTGGTGCTGCCATGCAGCGCATTGAGGTGGGCCGCAGGCTTTTCCCTAGCATATGGTTCAACGCTGCCAAGACCGAGGCGGGACGAGATGCGCTCGGCTGGTATCACGAGAAGCGCGACGAACAGAGAAATATCGGATTCGGGCCAGATCACGACTGGTCAAGCCATGCGGCCGACTCCTTCGGCCTGATGTGCGTGGACTACTACAACACCGATCAGCGCGGTGCTGATCTTGATGCCCTCAGCTCTTACGAGATCGATTACTGATGCGCAAAGACGATGATGCTCTGGTCGATATGCGAAAGCGTTACGACCGGACGGCTGACCATTGCGCGACGCTGTATGACCATGCCCGCGAGGACATCCGGTTCGTAACAGTCCCTGGCGAGCAGTGGGATTCCAAGATCAAGGCTCGCCGGGGTGATCGTCCGTGTTACGAGTTCCCCAAGCTGCAGGCCCACGTTCGCCAAGTGGTGAACGAGATGCGACAGGGTCGTCCGCAGGGCAAGGTGCGAGGCGTGGAAGAGTCGGACACGGGTCTAGCAGAGATCATGCAGGGCCTGTGTCGCAATATCGAGTCGGTCAGTAATGCCGATCAGGCGTATGACATCGCCTTCGAGTCGGCAGTGAAGGGCGGTTTTGGTGCATGGCGCATCTGCACCGACTACGAGAAGCCGGACAGCTTTGACCAGAGCATCTACATCAAGCCGATCCATAACTCGCTGTCGGCCAAGTGTGACCCGGCAGCCGTGGAGCGTGACCGCCGCGATGCGATGTTCTGGTTTGTGGAAGAGACCATTGCCAAGGAAGAGTTCAAACGCCTCTATCCCAAGGCGCAAGAGGTCGATTTCGACTCGGACGAGAGCGACTACAAGAACTGGCGAGACGCGGACAAGATCCGCATCGCCGAGTATTGGTACAAGAAGCCGGTCAAGCGCGAGCTTTGGGCGCTATCTAACGGCAAGACGGTCTTCGCGGACGAGATGGGTAACGATGAGGAAGCCCTGAAGGCTTCCAGCATCCAGATCGTCAAGCGCCGCACAGTGGACGGCCACAAGGTCTACATGCGGATGACCAACGGCGTGGAATGGCTGACCGACGAGTACGAGTTCCCCTGCAAGCACATCCCCATCGTTCCGGTGTGGGGTCAGATCGACAACGTTGACGGTGAGGACTATTGGCAGGGCCTTGTGCGGCAGTGCAAGGACCAGCAGCGCCTTCACAACGTTCACCGTACTGCGATGATCGAGGCTGTTGCCAAGGCGCCGAAAGCGCCGTTCATCGTCAAGAACAAGTGGATCAAGGGGCTGGAGAACTTCTGGAAGAAAGCCAACTCCGAGGAT